ATTCCCAACCATATTTGTCGATCTGATAGTAATTAACAAATTTATCAAACTCATCTTGCATCTTGGTTAAGACTGCAGTGTCTAGTTCCTTGTCAGTTTGATTGAGATGGATGAATTTACCGTTATCGTCTCTCACGACACATTCATCACATATCTCATCCAGTGCATCCGCCACCTCAGCGAATTGTCCCATGACGCGATAATCTCTCAAGCGCTTGGACTTATCATGATCTACATTAGCATACATGAAGGCATGATAATTTTTATCGATAGCTACCCCGCCTTGCGCGACATTGGAAGGATCGTTAATGGAAATACTATGTTTTCTTAAGAGCTCTTCACGTCTAGAACCTAATTCAAAAAAGTCTTTAAATTTAGGATTAATGGCTCCAACATTATCAATTACATCATGCGGTTTTCCGTACGGAAGCTTGCTTGTAATAAAGTTCTGTAACGTTCTTCCGAACGTGCCCTCTCTGTCTGTGCCTGAGTTTGCCATATTATATTATTATTTATGTGCTGATTGATAGTGTTCTAGTAGAATCAATCGTATAACCAGCGGGATTTTTAATTAAAATGTTTATCTTTTGTCCGCCTAATGCTTGAGTCGCGCTTACTGATAATGTAAGTACGTTTCTAGATTTCATAAAATCAGACGATTTGACTTCAAAACCGCTGAATGCGGGATAAAGGGCTGACAGGCCGGATAGGCTACTAAAAAAGTCAAACGCGGACACGCCTGAGAGAGCAGCTGTTGTATATATACCAGGTGAGGCGCTTAAATACACATTCTCAACATTGTCTAAATTATAACCTTCAACGCTAACTTTTTTATCAAATTGGACATGTACATATCCTGGATTAATGCGCGTGATAATTGGTCGTGCAGATATACTAACACGCTCAACACGCATTGATGAAGCTGCCGACATTGGTGTAGTGTATATATTCATTAACTATAGAATGCTGATAAACCTGGTGTGCTTAAGGTCTGAAAATCCGTATTAACATAGAGAATATTCTTACCGTCGTCCTCACCCTTATCCGGGAATAGATAACCTTTAATAGTAAAGGATGTATCGCCAGCGATGCGCGCCGGTGAATTAGGATCTACATCAGTAGGATAATCTAAGCTAACGGCACCGGACCATTCCACCTCGGTTCTTATTTCCTGTACATCTGTAACAAACTCTGTTGGTACCTTCCACGAAATAATAATATACGGGTTGCTGTATGGTATAAAGTTGGACAATATCTGATCCATATCAGACTGATATTTTGCCAGTATTGACATATTAACACCAATATTAATCGGGACCGGTGCAGGCATAAAATCGGAACTAGTATTTACAGAACCGTCCTCTTGTCCTGTATGCATATAAGTACCAAAGATCTTATTAAAGACTCGGGTTTCATCTCTTGAAACGCTGGCAATTGAAACCGCAATTGCCGGTAGTGTGATGTGTTGATTTTTGTTGACTAAGTCATGCAATACACGCTGCTTTGGTGCATATACATATCTGACGTTAATCTTATCCTGCACCTCTCTGCTCTTATTATATCTATTGATAGTGACATCATTAAACGCAGCTATGAACTGCGTCATAATATCCTTAATTTCAAACTGAAAAGGTGAATTCTTCACTTTAAATATTTATTAAACAAACCTTTCTAGAAAATGTTTGGGCAAATTGTCTTTGTTACTTTGTAGGACTCTTACAACGTTACCGTCTAAAATATATGTTTTACAGTGATCTGATTCAGATCTCGTACCTCTCCCACAGGCTTGAATAAGATTTACAAGCATTTTATTTTCATACCACTTCTTATCCTTATCAAATAATGCTTTAACGCGCTTAGATCCAAGCGGAGAATAGGGTAATTTAATAATAATCTGGAATCGAGCTAGATCATCCTTAAGATCAACTCCATAAGTTAATGAAGGACTCACGAGAACAGTCGGCTCAGACGATTGTGAGTGTTCATCTAAGATGTCTTCATTTGTCACGTTTAATGCCCTGATTAACAATCTACTACTCTTAACATTACGCTCTATGTGACCGGTTATATTATTTGTGTGCGTGTGTATAACGCCTTTATCAAATTTATGTATATCTAATATCTTATCAACCTGTTTCGCGACCTTGGGCATTTCTTTATCTAAATTCTTATAATTGAGCTTACATTGTGTGCTTACGTATATAGGGCTTAGATCAGCATCAAACTCACAACCTACTTCAATATATTCATAATCAGATATGCCTAATGCTCCTGTATATCTCTTATGGTCCACGATAGTTGCCGACATCAATACGACTTTATCACCGTGAGTAAAGATTGTATCTGACAGATTATTAACCTTAAGAGGAGTGAGCTTGACATTGTCATTATCTTTCTCTACAATAAATTCACTCTCAAACCAATGAGCGTGAATTGTTAAGAGAGAATTGTAAAGTCTATTAACAACTAATAGACGATTTTTATTCGTAGCTGCTTGAGGTGAGTTGTGTTTTTTATTGTTCTTGGATAATAACTCATCACGTATTTCTGATAGCGATGCGATGAGGGATGTTATCCATGCTAGCACTGCCTTCTTATCTCTAGTCAATAGCTTCGAGTACGTAACCTTGAGCCTGTCCAGGATGTTGTAATCGACAGTAATAGAGAATCTCTTAACAAGCTCTTCCTCCAGCTCTGAAGCCTCGTCGCATATAATAACACTGCGCCTCCGAACGTGCTGAGGTAATGAAAAGAACATCTTATAATTAAGAACTGAAAACGTATTAGATGCAGCATCGTTTCTTGAATTATAATAATCGCAACATCTGTCCTGGATGCAACCGGTTCTTATTTGTGGCAATAAGACGCAAGGAGCAGTTTCAACATCGAATTCTTCATAGAGGTTACATCTGTAATTCGACTTACCTTTTAATATTGCTGTGTCTTCAAATAACTCCTTATATTGATTCTGCAAGCTCTTAGTAATTGTTAACCCGAAAGCGCCAAATGATTTGCATTGATATGCTTCATCTGAATATGTAAATTCACCAGTGTGATTTTGCTTAAACAGCTGGTTGCTATCAACCAGCTCCTCCCACGCAGGCTCCGGATTAGGTGCTGCATTACCGATGCTCTTGCTAATCATGCTCTTTCCTACTCCAGTAGGCGCACAAATGACTACATATTTCTTTTTACTGTTTAAGGCCTCTTCAACGCGCTTAAGAATACGCTTCTGTTGAGAGGTCGGAGTATAACCGTCTGGAAAGTTTTTTACTAAATCAAACACAGTATAATATTATACTAGTGTCTCACACTTTACAACTAATTTGTTGTTCATTAACTTGCTCTTCTTCTTTAGCTTGGTGACGAGCTGTTTAACAAGCCAATCCCGATTGAAATCATTCTTAGTCGCGTGTTCGACTTCATATGACATTATAATATCATTTCCCTTTTTCGTGATAACGAACGGTACAGGTACCTCATAATGTTTTTTCTGTCCCTTAAGATTGATAAAATTAAATGTTATATAGTAATCCTTAACTGTATATATAACCATCTTCCCTTCACGTACAATCTTCCCGTTAAGAATAAACTGCACATTGTTTTGCAATGTATCCTTAAGCACTTGTTCTACGTGGTCGGAAATTATCATACGTTCATAAAGTTTATTTTCTCGCTCTGAGATAGCGGTGCTAACTTTTCGTTAAAATATTCCCAGAATTGTTCTCCGGCCGGTATCACAGATACCAACTCGCATGATTCAACGCTAATAGTCCTAAACGATTGCATTAATAAGTCCCATGTGACTACTAGATTCTTTGACGATGCATTAAACTTGGGATAATTTGTAGGTGGTTTAAAGTTCAAAGCAACTCTACCTTCCGGCGAATTAAGAAGACCGTACGCGTTAGTACACAACATTCGTCTTGTAGGTGGACTACCAGCTTTTGGTCGCCTTCGTGCGAATTTGACTTCAGCCACGTTTTCCTGAAGTACGTTTGCTAGTGTTCCTAGATTTACTTTCATCTTCCGTAATAGGGGTAACCTTGCCAAATAGACGATCTTCATTTAAGAAGACAGCGTCCTTAATAACATTACCCGCCACATTCATGTTTGAGACTGGGATGCCTTTATCATTCGGAAAACATACATAGTCTCCGACGTTAACAGATTCTGCCCTAGGGCCGTGTAAGATAACACGTCCAATTCTCCATGCTTTCTGTACCTGGTGAATAGGAAGATGTACACCGTTACGAATAATAGTGTCTCCGTCTTGGGAGAGGTCACAATATTCAACGATGATAATATCATCGTAAACAGCTTCTAGTGAAAACCCGAACAAAGTAAAATTGTCCTCAACATATTTATCGAGGTTAATTAGTCCTTTTGGTACGGGGCCGAGTTGATCAACGGTTGGTCTTGCCATAATCTTTAAATTTATCTAAATTGGTATTGGTTGTTTCTATATAATAAGTAATCTCCCTTTTCGAAAGTTCCATGTTTTTAGCGATCATGTCTACTATTTCATTATCTTGAGATTTATCTACCTTTTGCTTCTTAATATAATATATTCTTCTATTCGGAACTTGAGGAAGCATCCGATGTAAAAAGTTATAACAATCTCGTTTCTTAGTAAAGAGGCTCCAATACCTATTCGTTGTTTCATTAACGAGTATTGCAATGGAGGGTGAATACATACTGACCCATCGGTTAATCATATATGTATTATAACCGCCCTCATCGTCAATATTACACATTGACTTACCGTCTTTAGTAAAAAGCAAATCCCTAAGATAATCAAAAATTGTTTTCATTAATAATTTTCCTTTATCCAACGTGGGAGCTCTATAGTAGGTTTCCAGTTCAGGACTCTCTTCGCTTTTGTATTATCTGCACGAGTATCAATTGCCTCTCCAGGACGAGGCTTTGTATATATAAATGGTCCTTGTGGTGAAATCATCTTCGCTACATCCTCAATTGAGTAGTTTTGGCCAGAACCAATATTATATACTTCGCCATAATCACCAGGATAGTCGGCTGATCCCTTCCTATATAACCCCGTTAATGCGAGTATGTTGGCATCTACAACATCATCAACGTGTGTGAAATCTCTTGTTTGCTTACCGTTACCAACAATTGTTATTTCCTGATTCGCTTCTCTCTGTCTATGAAATAGTCCAATAACAGGAGCATATGGGCCTTTTAAAGGTTGACGATCTCCGTAGACATTAAAGTATCTTAATATTAGGGTCTCCACGTCCCAGTTTTTATGATATTGCTTACACGCTTCTTCTGCTGCCACTTTACTGATTGAATAAGGAGTTAAACAGTCTGTATCACAATCCTCTCTTAAAGGTGTTGAGTTTCTTAGTCCGTAACAAGATGAGGTGGAAGAAAATACAAATCGTTTACACTTATGCTCCTTACACGCTTCTAAGAGAGTGACCGTGCCGAGATAGTTTGTCCTATAGGTATCGATAGGAGAGTTATACCCTATCTGTATTCTTGCTTGAGCAGCACAATGCATCACAGCATCAGGCTTCTCGTTAAAAAATATACTGTTAACTAATTCCGTATCACAAATATCACCCTTATATCCTGCAGTAATTATACCTTCATTCCAATAAAATTCTTTGTTACTGACGGCGCTTTCATTATCAAGCACAACAACTTCATGACCATGTTTATGTAGTGTGTCAACTGTTTTGCTGCCTATAAATCCGGCGCCGCCTGTAACTAAGACTCTCATTTAATAATAATTTTTGTAGTAGCTATAAACATGTCATCGTTCATCGTATAAAAAATATCGATAACATTCTTCATAAAACCTTCACATTGTTCGTCCGTCAGCCCGGTCGAAAATGCGAATGCAGGTGCCTTCTTACCTGCTGTAACGTTGATGGCAGTATGACCTAAAGCAGCACCGTCTTTAGTATAAGTGATACTCACACTACATTTACCTTTAGGTTGGATAATACCGCCTTGGTTATGCTCTTTGTGTACCATTAAATCATCACCATCTACTTCAATAGGCGCATTGAGATAATTAGCTGAAAGAATATTAGCAATTTGTGTGTTAAATAATCTCTGCCATGCTACTGCACCAAAGCTATCCAAGTTAGGAATCTCCCATACAAAGTTAATAGCATCATCACTATAGATAAAATCATTATCTAATACGTCCTCATAATCAATCATACCATCCGCCTCTACCTTCATTGGAGCTCTAAAAGCTAAGATATTGCCGATAGGCAGAGTCTTATCTCTAAAATATTGATAGGCGAAGCGCCCATGGATAATATCACCATTATATACATCTATACTATCTACAATCATGTACAGTTATTATACTAGCTATAGCCTAGCTTTGCAAGCGATTTTGTTGTTGAATTGTTCTCATTATATGGAAAGAGCACGACTTCTGCGATATCGTGACCGGCAATATCTTCAACCTTATAATCCCCACCCTTAACGATTTCAGTTGGTCGGATAAACTCGATTAAATTATACGGAGTATCTTCCTCGAAGATAATAACCTCGTCAACACACTCTAGGTTCTCTAATACAAATCTTCGATCCTCTTGTGTAAATATTGGTCGAGAAGCTCCCTTAAGACGCTTTACGCTTTCATCACTATTAAGACCGACGATAACTTTACCTCTTGATTTGCAAAATCTTAGAAGCTCTAAGT